TTTATGAGGAAAATAGATGTCACCGAAGAATACACGCCGCTGGTATCCGAACAGACTGTACTAACGGTAACCATTTCTGCTCCGCCAACCAACTCGGCCAATGTCTTTTTCAAAGGCGATGACGGCTCGGACGTGCCGTTTCTAGCTGGGGAGTGGCATCTTTTTTCCAGGATCAACCTGGCGGAGCTGCAGGTCAAAGGCACGCCCGGAGACGTGGTTACAATAATCGGAGGGAGTTGGTGAGATGCCCTACGCAGGAATGTCCACTATCAACGCCGATATCGTCAACGCGGACATGAACTCCATTACCGGGGTTGCGCCGAATAGCAGGACCCTCTTCGATATCCACACCAAGCTGAGTTCGGATTTTGCGACCCAGACTACCCTGGCCAGTATCCTGGCCAAGATCATCGCCGCTCCGGCTACCGCTGCAAATCAAGCAACGATAATAACCGCCCTACAGCTGATTGACGATATCGTGGCCGCCGAGGATGCCGCCCTGGCCAAGGGCGTCCTGCTACAGGCAGACGACGGAACCGATCGACGAAACGTGCAAGTTGATCCAACTTCCGGGTCGCTGGTTGTAGTACCGAGTTCAGGACTGCCAGCATATGGACTGGACGCCGCCGCTGAGACAGACGATTCGTATGCCACGGTGGTGACAGCTCCGGCCAGAGAATGTCACTACCTGCATGTAGCCGTTCAGTCTTACGGAGCGATCATATCGCTGGACGGTGGAACAACCGAGCACTTCCGGATCCCGGCGAACACGGAGCGGGGCTTTGCTGGCTTGACCATTCCCGCCAGCGCAGTGATCAAAGGCAAGAACGCTGTGGCTGGTGAGGACTATACCAATTTGGCCATCAGCGTTTGGTGAGGGAGGCAAGCATGGGACTTGATATTGTTGATGCGAAAAACATTGCTGCTGCGGCCACGCAGACGATTTCTGCGAGCAACCAAACCATTCAACATAACAATAAGGCAGTTGTATTGTTATCGTCTAATAATGGTTATACGATGTATTGGCTAGGTAGTACAAATAGTGCTATTGCCGATGGCACGGTTGATGGTCAGTCATTATTACTGCTTTGGCATGGTGCTGAGTATGATGAAGTTGTTATTAAAGATAATCCTCCAACATCTAATTGTAAATTACAAGGTGATTGGGATAGATATTATGGCATCAATGAACAATGGCTTGCCTTGCGGTGGAATGCTACTGACAGTAACTGGTGGGAGACGGGTAGAGGGGGTAATTCTAATACTAATTCACAACCATATACAGGTTCAATAGGAGGGAGTTTCAACACCAACGCTAGTGGTGGTGCTGGTTCCGTTGGTGGAGGTAGTAACAGTAATAATGGTGCTTATTCTGGTTCAGTAGGAGGACAAAATAATACAAATAGCATAAACTGTGGTTCAGTAGGCGGAAATCACAACGACAATAGTGGACAATATTCTGGTTCGGTAGGCGGATATTATGGCAAATGCCGACATGTTGCCGAGACACTTCTATCATCACATAAGCGTTCTGCCGCAGGCGATGCACAGGCTACCAGTTATCTTCTCAAAGGCACTTCCACTACCGATACATTGGTAGAATTGACCAGTCCCGGAAGATGGATATTGGAAGCCACCCGTACAGTTGGATTCAGGATTACAGTTATTGGACGAAAATCGGATGGTACAAAGCACGCTATGTATGTTGTCGATGCTTTGCTCAATCGAGATGCGTCAAACAACACGTCTATTGTCGGTCAGAATCCGGTATCGGTAATCGAAACTGATGCGACTTGGGATTATGAGATTACAAATGATGACACTAACGAATCTATCAAAATCAGGGCCAAAGGCGCGTCAGGCGAAACCGTCTATTGGATAGCACATATTATTCCGGTTGTGTGTGGATAGAAAGGAAACAAATGGCAAAACTAGACTATAGCGTAAAAACGACAATCCCTCTTGTGGAACGGGATACGGAAGTTCTTGTTGAGCGGTTGAAAATGCAACTGAACTCCATCGAAGGAACTCTGGCGGATGTTCGGGCGATTGTTCAGACTCATGGACGAGCTGCAATAGCTAATGAGCTTGGCTCAGATGCGGCGGCGATGCTGACGGTTTATGCCAGGCTCAAAGAGGCCGTCGAGGCCGCCAAGCAGATAGAAGTTGATGATTTGCCATAAGTGATGCAGAGATGATCGACCTGAAATTCAAAATGTTTTTCAACAGTCCCAGAGTGATGGCTGCGGTGGATAAAGGTACGCGCCGGGTCTTGAGCCGTTTCGGGGCCTTCGTTCGCCAAAGGGCCAAAAGCAGTATCCGCAAGCGCAAAAAACCCAGTGCCCCCGGCTCACCACCGTCCAGCCATAGTGGCCTTCTGAAGAAATTCATCTGGTTCAGTTACGAGCCCAACAGACGCAGTGTGGTCATAGGGCCGGCCCGGCTGGGCGGACGCAATCGCGGAGATGCGCCCAGTCTGCTTGAATATGGCGGCACAACTACGATCAGAAGAAGAAAACGCAGACGCAAGGTACGTATTCGCGCCAGGCCGTTCATGGGGCCTTCCTTTGAGAAGGAAAGAGTAAGGCTTCCGGAATTGTGGAAAAACAGCATTAAATAACAGGAGAAACTTCCCATGTCACAAGAATTCATACTCGGCATGAACGCCAAAATCTACTACGGCGCAGCCGGCAGCACAGCCAGCACGGAACTGACCAACGTCAAGGACGTGACCCTGAGTCTGGAGGCCGGCGAGGCCGATGTGACCACGCGGGCCAACCAGGGTTGGCGGGCGACGGCCCCGACGCTGCGGGAGTGCACGGCCGAATTCGAGATGCAATGGAAACCGTCTGATGCGGGCTTTCAGGCGGTCAAAGATGCGTTCCTGTCCGCCGGCACTATAGCCCTGCTTATTCTCACTGAAGAGGACGGCGAAGGACCGGACGGGGATTTCTCGATCACGGGTTTCTCACGCAGTGAGCCGCTGGAAGAGTCCATCACCGTCAGCGTGACGGCCAAGCTCGCCGTCTTCCGCGAGTGGAAGGTGCCGGCGGCGTAACAACTGAATTCGATACGTTTCATTCGCAACAAAAACAAATCGGAGCCTGATAACCATGAAAACCTTCAACGACACCACCAACAGGACCTGGACCATCAGCCTTACCCTGGGCACGGCCATGACCGTCAAGGACAAGCTCGGCATCGACCTGCTCAGTCCCGAGGAAGGCGATCCGCCGCTTTTGACCCGGCTGGGCACAGACGAAATGTTTCTCGGCCAGGTGTTGTTGGCCCTGCTGGAACCACAGTTCGAGGCCCATAAAGTTACCGCCGAGGGAGTACGCAACAGTTTTGACGGCCAGACGCTCCTGGCTGCTCAGAAAGCGTTCTATGAGGAATTAGTGGATTTTTTCCGCAATCGCGGCCGGCCAGACAGGTCCAAGGCGGTCGCGACCCAGATGAAGATAATCGAAGCGGCGACAGCGGCCATCGAAGCGAAGATCGACGGGATGGATATAGCTCAGATGATAGGTGGCGTGATGTCTGGTTCATCGCCGGAAGCCTCGGACTCGATCCCAGATCATTGACCCTGCGGCAACTTCTGTGGCTGGCCGAAGGTCATGGCCGGGTGCGTTGGGCGCACACCTCGGCCATTATGGCTTTGATTGCCAATGTCAATCGTGATCCGAAGAAAATCAGGAGAGCGTTTAAGCCTGAGCAGTTCAATCCATATGCAGCAAACGACCGGCGAAGGCAGCGCAAGCCCGACGATCTTACCATTCTCAAAGAGGCCCTGACGGGCCAAGGAGGTGCCTGGAAAGCAAAACAAGTAGTCTGAGTGTTTGGGTTCATTTGAGTTTGGGTGAAGTTTTTTATCAGGAATAGGAGCAGATCATGAACTGGGAAACGATTTTTCAAAGTGTTTGGGAACTGTTGAATTCGCCCGTGGGCATCGCCGCTATTGCGGGGCTGGTACTGTGGCTTCTGAACCGCCTCTATGCTGCCAAGCCGGCCTGGGCCAAGTACGAGGGCACGATCATCGCCGCTGTGCGTCAGGCGGAGAAGGCCATTGACGATAATACGCCCAATAAAAGCATGGCCCGGCTGAATAACGCCCTGCAGTACGTCTTGCGTATCTATGAGAAGGTAGAAGGCAAGCCTGCTTCCGATGCGGTCAAGGCTGAATTGGCCGAAGG